GGGGCCAACCGGGACTCGACTGATGCCGATCCCTGCCATGTTTTACTTCATTGAGGATGACAACATTCGGTACGGGTCTGTCAGCGATGACGAGCCAGTGGACAAGGAGCTTGCAGAACTCATGTTGGCTCAAATTGGCGCTTGGTATGGTGCGATGGACAGGCGTATTGAGGCGCACATTCCCACAGTGCGTGACACATTTACCAACCGCCGGAAGATACAGCAGGGAAAGCTGCCAACCTACGACTGGACAACGGTGTGGATTGAGCCATCTAAGCCCCGCCAAGAGTCCAAAGGGGGCACGCACGCATCACCCCGACTGCATGAGCGCAGAGGCCACCTAAGAAGGCTAAAAACAGGCAAGAACGTCTGGGTCAAGTCCTGCAAGGTTGGTGACGCAAGCAAGGGGGCGATATTTCACGACTATGCAATCAAGGAGAAGAACACATGAAGACCGTAATTGAAATGGCGCGTGAGGCAGGACTGCACGAAGCACGAAAAAATCCACCGTATTTTGGTGCATCAGTGGAGGCGCTTGAACGCCTTGTCGAACTCGCTCGTGCTGACGAGCGTGAGGCGTGTGCAAAGGTCTGCGAAGCATTGCCACCTGTTGGCGAATCTAGACAGTGGGAACGGGCGACCTTAAAAGACTGCGCCGCCGCCATCAGAGCAAGGGGCAACACATGACCTACGACTACCAAGGATCGCTGTCCCAGAAGTTGGTGGACGAGCTGCTGGAGGTGGTACACAAATACGACGAGACACTGATGGTGGCAACAGCCATTGGATGCCTTGAGATCGCCAAAGCACAAGTGCTACTAGATCACATGGAGGTGGAAGATGACGATGACATCCTGTAAACACGACTGGCACTTTGTCCACGGCACGAGCGTCTTGAAATGCCAGCGCTGTGGCACGGAGACCGGGCCAACGCCCCCGGAGCAACTGGCGCAGCAGATGATGCAAGACGCCCTGACCATCGGCAGCGCTTGGAGCAAAAACGGCGAGCGCATTGATCCGCTGAGTGTCTACAAGGAAGCGCCATGACCAAAGAAGAAGCCCTCGCAGCCATCAAGCTGCTGTCTGCACTGGAGTCCTGGGCCATGGGCCACGCCGCTCGATTGCCTGATTACCTGCACGATGACCTGGCCCGGTCGATGGAAGTGCTCGAGCGCATTATTTTGCAGGAGAAGCCATGACAACCCGCAAAGAACTGGTGGAGCTGGCAAGTGACCTGTCGCCTACCGATGAGGCCTGGATAGAGAAGTTCTTGGAAAGGCTGAAAGAAAAAGACCCTGTGATCTACGGCCACATGATGGCGGCCGTAAAGCAAAGACACACCGAACTTAAGGACCTGACATGAGATGCGATTGCCACCCCGACAGCCCTTTCCTCTGGGATCACGCGCCACGGCCAAGCATCTTCGCCAACGACCAATACTTTAAGCCGAAGAAAGCCCAGGTCTACGAGAACTTGACCAAAGAAGAAAACCTGATTGCCTACAAGCAGTTTAGTATCCATAGCAGGGCCCACCCGAAAATCAAGCCCTCCAAAAACAAACACGAACTTTGAAGGAAACAACATGCTGCGACCCGCTATCTTCTCGACCGACAACCCCCCACAGCCGATTAAGTGCATCGAGACCTTTGAATATGTCCAAGAACTGCGAAGGAGGATCGAAGTGCAGAACGACCTTATGGAAGCCCTGGCCAAGGAAGTCGTGCACTACAAAAATGAGGTGGAGAAACTCTCGCTCGACCTGGGGATCAAGGACGGTGGGCCAGGTGTGGGCTGGGTGCCCATCAAGTCATGAAGCCCGAACTCACCGAAGGCCTGATGCGCGAGCTGGCCAAAACCCTCAGCATGGTCCAGGTGGTGTGCATCACCATCGACGGGACCAAGGTCGTGCTGCTGGGGCCCGTGCTCCACGTTCCCACCGCCGGCATCCACGTTGGGAACATCGAAGAGATTGAGTTTGGCGAACTGGTGCCGGCGCACCTGGCCGCCAAAATGCTGGACGGTGGATTCAGCGAAAGCATGGGCGTGCAATAAAAAACCCGCCAGGGTCTAGCTGGCGGGTTTTGGGGTCAAGCGGCAAGCTTGTCGAGATTGAACCAAGAGCCATGGTCCTCGGACCATGTGAACGTCCCGTCCGATGATTGGGTGAAGGCGTACAGCCTCTTCTCCGCATCAAACCAGACCGCCACGTAATCACCATAGTTCAGACCTAGTTTGGCCAACATCTGGGAGGCTGCAGCCGCCCTCGCGTGGCAAACCTCAGGGTCCGAGTCACGCTCGAGCTCAATCCACACGCGATTAATCGTGTTCATACTTTCTCTCTTTCTAAATGTTAAAGAACGTTGTCAACATTTCCAGCTGACAACTACATTATACTCTATAACATGTCAACTATCAATGCGTCAAGGGGATTGTTTATAGGGGTTTACCCTAATGGAGAAGGGTGCAAGGACCACGGACCGGGGCTTTTTCGGGGAATTTCGCCATTTACATAGACTTTTTTTGACTCATCATGTTTTTTTATTTTTTTTTGTGAGATTTGGTGTAATAGACGTAATGGAGTAATAGTTCAATGAAATCAATGGGTTAGGAGTGTACAGGACATTACGTGGTGTTTATAGGAGTAATTCTTATAAAATGCGCGCGCAAACAAATTTTGAGAAAAATAAAACATACTCTTCCCTAAAAAAAGCTACATAAAACCCTGAATTTGATCCCTTGGTTGCGTTGCCTGTGGATTAGTTGCACAATGTAGGCATGAACATCGAAAAGAACATCCCCCTGCCTGGCGGCGTTGACCCCAGAGAGCGCTACCCATTCCCTGACATGGATGTGGGCGACAGCTATCTGGTTGTGGACGCCACCATGATCAAGAACCTGAGGAGCGCGGCCTACATGTACTCGCGTAGGCATCCCGGCACCCGTTTCACCTGCAGACGCTATGGCGAAGGCTGGCGGCTGTGGAGGATTGCTTGATGGCGAACAAGGACGAGAAGTTTTTGGTTGGCAAGAAGCTGGGCGGCATTGACGGCCGAGTGGAAGAGCGGATTACCCGGCCTGTCAAGCCACACAAGCCTCGCGTGCTGTCGCCTCAGGAGTGGAAGTTTGTGGAGGAGTTCGTGGCTGGCGATGGCCATGTGACTTTGAAGGAAGCAGCCCTCAGGGCCGGTTACGGCGAGACCTGGGCGAAGAATCGGGCCAGAGAGCTGACCGACCCAGATGCCAACCCGCACATCGTGGCCGCGATCCAGGAGCGAAGGCGCGAGCTTGGCGAGAAGTACGCCACTACGTTCGAGCGCCACATGCGCGACCTCCAGGTCATCCGAGACCAGGCTTTGACCGCTGGGGCCTATGGTGCTGCTGTCCAGGCCGAATATCGAAGGGGCCAAGCCCTGGGCACGATTTACATCGACCGCAAGGAAATCCGACACGGCACGATTGACAGCATGTCCAAGGAAGAAGTGCAGCGCAAGCTGGACGAGATCAAGCGCATTTATGGTGGCCAGGCCGGATCGATTGTGGACGTCACCCCCAGACAGATCGAAGAAGAACCTGACGAGGAAGAATTAAATGGCCCTGAAGCCGGAAGCGAACCTGTACAAGAGGGTCCGGGAAAATATCCCAAACTGCCATTTCACCCGGATTGAGTCCAGGGTCAACCTGGGCATCCCTGATGTCCTGATGGCATTCCCGCACGGGATGTTTGTGATGGTGGAGCTCAAGGTGGTCAAGCGGGGCCGCAAGGTCAACCTGTCGCCTCACCAGGTGGCCTTTCACATCAAGCATGCCGACCTGAACTGCCCGACATATATTTTGGTCCAGTATCACCCGGCCGGCACGACTCATGCCAGCAAGTCCGAACTGCTGCTGTACTGTGGCGAGCAAGCCATTGACCTGGTCAACTTTGGGGTGGACACACCCGCTCTGGCCCGGTGGCCGTGGACGGGCATCTCATGGGCTGAGCTGAGAAAACACTTAGTTGCTAGTTGACCTGTATGTAAAAGTTGTGTTAGGATCACAAACACCTGGGCGTTCCAGGCAACACAGAAAGAGAGAAAGACATGACCAACGCGCACAAGTGGACGCTGCTGCAGTCCTATAACGAATATCACGATTTTGAAAAAGAGCTTTATGCGCTGCCTGACGAGGGAAACACCAGCGTGGACATGCGCCTGACGTTCGACACCTATTTGAACAGGTGTTATTACACGATCAGTTTGCACAATGATGATTGCAACACCCGCGCCTGGGAAAAGGATCACCCCATCCCCTGGGCCGTGGGCTTGGCCATGCTGGCCGCTGATGGCGCGAGCTTGCCGGAAGAGTCTTAATGCGCCCAGCAGATCGACGCGCCCTTGAGCGCTACAAAGCAAAGCCGCCCCCGCAGCCCCCAGACAGTAAAATTGAAAAAGGCCTTATCGGCCGCCTTTTTGGCTTTTGGTTGTTCCACAAAATATTTCGAAGGGAGTAGTTGACAAGTTGATAAAAGTGGATTTACAATGCAACCGTGCCAGGCATTTCGCCAGGCCACAACCTAGAAAGAGAGAAAGACATGCAACACATCATTGAAGCCCTGGTTAAAGATTTGGCCGAGCAGCTGCGCCCTATGGTGGCCGAGATGGTCCGCTCAGAGATGGCTGACGTTGAATTTAAGATTTTGGCCGCGACCAATTCCCAGCTGGCCGATATTGCCGAGCGCGTTGACCTGGAAGAGCTGGCCAAGAACATCAACCTGGCCGACCTGGCCGGCGAGCTGACCGATAGCCAGCTGACCGAGATAGCCGGGGATATTGACCTGTCCGACCTGGCCGGGGAAATCGACCCCGACAAATTGACCGATAACCTGGACATCGACGAAGCTATCCGGGACTTTTTCCAAAATAACAGCTTTTCAATTCGGGCATAAGGGGCCAGGCATGAAAACCCAAACCAATATTCAAAAAGTAAATCACCTGATGATCGTGAACCCGGGCGGCCCGTTGGCCCAGGCTTTTATCCTTGAAGCCGTTCGCCGCTATGCGGCCGAGCTGGTCCAGGCCGGTCCGCCCGAGGATAACCCGCGCGCCCTCATTAACCCGGTGGCCTGGTATGACACCGCCAGGGCCCTGGCCGATCAGATCGACCACTGGCCCGACCGGTGACCGAAAAAACAAAACCCGGCCGAGCGCCGGGTTTTTTATTTGTACCCTGTTGACAAGTTGATTTTTATAAGTTTAAAATTCAAGCCAGGCCAGCACCCCGCCAGGCCTTAACCTAGAAAGCGAGAAAGACCATGCTTAAGACCGTTAAAAATTCGGCCAACAAAAAAACGGGCCCCATCGCCGTGACTTACCGGGCCGGTGGCCATAACGTGTTCGGCACGTGCCCAAAATCCTGCGCCCTTAACCCTCAGGGCCAGCACGCCGCCGACCTGATCGATGCCGATTACCTGGCCGCCCTGCGCCAGGCCGTGCCCCGTGGTGGCCAGGCCTGGGCTTACTCGCATTTTGCGGCCGAGCTGTTGCCAGCGCCAGCACCTGGCGAGACCGTGGTCAATGCCAGCTGCGACACCATGGCCGATGCAGTGGCCGCCGTTCGCCTGGGCCGCCCGGCCGTGGTGGCCGCCCCGGCCGGTACAGTCTGGCCGCATGTGCACGAGGGCGTATTGTTCGCACAATGCCCGGCCGAGCTGAGCGAAGACTTTGATTGTGCCCGATGCGGGAATGGCCGCCCCTTGTGTGCGCGTGGTGACCGTGATTATGTAATTGTGTTCGTGGCCCATGGTAGCGGGGCCGCCCTGGTCGGGTCCGATGCACCTGGCGGGTGTTACGGTAATTCGGGCCCCGTTCGCCTGGCCTGGAATAAAACCAGCACCGATGGCCGCCAGGATGATGCGGCCGCCCTGATCGGGTTTGCGCGCTCGTTGCCGCCTGGCTCGCTGCTACGCCATCACATTGTGGGCGACCTGGGCCTGGCCGCATAAAAATAATTTGTTGACTTGTTGACAATCCAAAAAACATTAGACTAAAATTCAAGGGCCGGGCGATTTTGCCCGGCACCTAACCAAAGAAAGCGAGAAAGAACATGGCTCATATGATCGACACAACTACCGGCCGCGCCGCTATTGCATACACCGGCCGCACCCCATGGCATGGCCTGGGCCAGGCCTTGACACCTGGGGCCGATATTGACACCTGGACCCGCGAGGCCGGTCTGGCTTATACCGTGCTCGAATCCCCTGTTAAGTATTCGACCCCGGCCGCCACCGAGCTGCAAACCTGGCCAGCGCGTAAGGTTTTGCACCGTTCAGACACTGGCGCGCCCCTGGCCGTGGTCAGTGATGCATATAACGTGGTGCAGCCTGGCCAGGTGATGGACTTTTTTCGCCAGCTGGTGGACCTGGGTGGCTTTGAGCTCGAAACAGCCGGGGCCCTGAGCGACGGCCGCCGGGTTTGGGCCCTGGCCCGTATCGGCGACGCTGCGCCCGTGGTCGGCCGCGACCTGGTCAAACCTTATTTATTGCTGGGCACATCGTACGATGGCACCATGGCCACCGTGGCCAAGTTCACCGCGATCCGCGTCGAATGCAATAACACAATCACGGCCGCCGTGGGCGGCTACAGTAACGGCCGCGTGATCCAGGGCGAGCGCGAGATAAATAACGGTTATTTAAAATCGGCCGTTCGCGTGCTGCATTCTGAGCGCTTCGACCCTGAGGCCGTGCGCTTGCAGCTGGGCATCGTGGCCAATGCATTCGAGGGTTTCTTAGTACAGTCTCGCCAGCTGGCCGCCTCGCCGATGGACCAGGCCGCCGCCGATGAATTCGTGGCCGAGCTGTTAAAGCCTTATCACACAAGCGCCCGGCCGGTGACTGAATCGCGCGCTTATGTTCGCATCATGCAATTATTTAATGGCCAGGCCATCGGGTCCGAGCTGCCAGGCGTGGCCGGTACTCGCTGGGCCATGCTTAACGCGGTGACCGAGCTGGTCGATCACGAGCGCGGCCGCTCGAACAATACCCGCATGGAATCGGCCTGGTTTGGTGCTGGTGCAGCGCTTAAGGCGCGCGCCGCTGACTTGCTGGCCGTGGGGGTTTAATCATGCGCCAGATTGAATACACAAAAAAGCCGAGCGGCCCGACCCTGCGCGCCGCGATCCGCAAGGCCCTGGCCGCCGGTGAAACCTGGGTGCAGCTGACCTGGGGGGAAAACCAAATAACGGTCGAGCGCACGCCCTGGGGCCTGGATGGCCACGGCTGGATCGGCCGCCATGGCGGCCACGACCTGGCCAGGGAATTCAAAATGAATTGACCCGGCCGCCCTGGTCAACGAGCCCGGCCGCGCGCCGGGCTTTTTTATTTGTTGACCAGGATAAATTTTTTAGACTAAAATTTAACCCCCGGCCACGGTGGCCAGGGATCAACCTAGAAAGCGAGAAAGTCATGAGCTGTTTTGTTGTCAACGATTACCACGTTAACGCCCTGGTCGCCTGGGGCCTTCGCCATGGGGCCATTTTGGGGATCAGCCCCGATGCCCTGGCCGGCATGCTGGCCGGTGCTAACCGGGCCGCATTCGCTGAGCGTTATGAGGGCCGCTATGCTGACGAGGTGTCGCCTTATGAGGGTTTCGACCGTTCGGTCGATCCTTCGCACCTGGTGCCGGTGGCCGTGGTCAAGGCGTGCGACTGCCTGGATTACCAGGCAAGCGACTGGACCCCATGGGCCGAGTCCGAAGCATGCGCGCACCTGGCCGCGATCCGGGCCGCCGCCCTGGCCATGGCCAATAATGGCCGATACCTGCCTGACACTGACGCCCGGTCGCTGCCTGGTTATGACGCATGCCACTGGGAGCTTCAAGCCTTCGAGACCTTCGCGCACTTACCCGACCCGGCCGCCCAGGCCGCCGACCGTTTGGCCGCCGCCCTGGGCGATATGACCGAGCCCGAGCTGGCCGCGATCCGGTCCGCTATGGTGGCCATCGCCGCCGACCGTCGCGCGGCCGAGCTGGCCAGGGGTGCAGCATGAGAGCCGACCGCTTGCGCCTGGTGCAGCTGGTGCACCTGGCCGGTGCTGGCCGGGTGCGCGTTGTCTGGTCCGCTACCTGGTCCGAGTACCAGGTGCGAGCCACTAGCCCCGACGGGGCCCTAATGGCCGAGTATTTCACCGACGACCGGGCCGACGCCCTGGGCACGGCCGAGCACATGCTGGCCGCCATGGCCGACGCTGCAGGCATGCCAGCATAGCGCGCCGGTTTTGCTCGCCCTGGACCCGGCCACCGTGCCGGGTTTTTTTTCGCCGGTACCGTGCCTGGCCGCCCTTACTGGTGCGCGCCAGGTGTAACCCGCCCTGGTGGCCGCCCTGGCGATCCGGGCCGCGATGCTCGCCTGGTCGAGCCCTGGGCCGTGCGCCTGGTATCGCTCGCCCTGGACCGGTGGCCGTGGGCCCTGGACCGTGGGCCGCTCGCCCTGGACCGGCCGGGCCGTGGGCCGTGGGCCGCGCTACCTGGTGCGCGCTTAGCGTGCCTGGCGAGATAATCAGATAATCATTTAAAGATAATCAGATAATCTTTCTCCGATTATCGTTTTCTCACTTAGCGATTATTAGATAATCCGAGCGCTACCTGGTGCGCGCATTATGTCCGGGCCAGGTGGCCGCGATCCGCTCGCCCTGGGCCGTGGGCCGTGGGCCGCGCGCCTGGTGGCCAGGATCGACCCCCACGCCACCCGGGGGGAGAAAAACGGGCCCGGGCCGGGAAATCGCGGGTCTATGCCCGATTTCACACGCTAGGTTTCACGTGAAACACTTTTCGGCCCCCGAAGGAAAAAGGGCCCCCTTTGTCAACAAAGTCAACTCGTGTCAAAATATTTCAAATTTCAAAACGAAACGGACCCCATGATCCCTGACGACATTGACGCGGAACGACTCAAGCTTGAGTACCGGCTCGCGCAGCTTGAAACGCAAGAAAAGGCCAAGAGCAACTTCATCGACTTCGTGCGCTACGTCTGGCCAGGGGCCTTGATCGGTGAGCACCACAACGTGATGGCCAAAGCTTTTGACCGGATCGCCAACGGCACTTTGAAGCGCTTGATCATCAACATGCCGCCTCGGCACACGAAGTCTGAGTTCGCTTCTTACCTCTTGCCGGCGTATCTCATGGGCCGTGATCCGCGCACCAAGGCCATTGAAGCGACGCACAACAGCGAGCTCGCCGTGCGCTTTGGTCGCAAGGTGCGTGACCTGATGGACATGGACACCTACA